GGCTTCGTTGACCGCATCCGGGTACGAGGTGTGGGCACCCAATCAAATTCAGATTGAGATTAGATTGGGATTGGATGGGTCTTGGGCAAGTATGATCGTGGGGCCGGTTGACCGCATAGCGGTTGATCCAGCGCAGGACGAGGTTATTGTGGAAGGGCGCGACTTGACTGCTCTCTTTATAGAGGCGCGCACCCAGGAAAGCTTTGAGAACCAGACTTCGAGCGAGATTGTGACTATACTTGCGACACGGCAAGGACTTGTTCCCGTTGTGACACCAACCACAAATCTTGTGGGCCGCAATTTTCACAGTGATCACGTGCGTACGACTCTCGATCAGCATGCCCGATCCACGACTGAATGGGATTTGCTCGTCAGGCTTGCGGACCTTGAAGAGTTTGATGTTTGGGTTGAGGGGGCGACTCTCAATTTTGCCCCACTCGCCGTTCAGTCGGATCCGCTTTTGTTGCTACCGCAGGACTGTATCTCGATGCGGCTTGAACGCTCTCTGCCGCTGGAAGCGGGATTGAGTGTTTCAGTAAAGAGCTGGGATTGCCGTGGAAATCAAACCATAGCACAGACCGCGACGACGAGTGGCTACACAGGAAGTAGCGCGAGTTATGTTTTGGTGAAGCCAAATTTGACAGCCGATGCAGCGCAGAGTTTGGCCGGCCGCGTAGTTGCATTGATGGCGCAACAAGGGCGCGTAGTTTCAATAGACATGCCAGGTGATCTTTCGACGTTGCCGCGTGGAACATTGAATATATCGCAAACGGGAACCGACTTCGACGGGCTATACATGATCACCTCAGTCGAGCGATGGATGTCGTTCCAGCATGGTTTTACACAAACGATTGAAGCCAGGATCCCGCCATGGACGGATTTTTAAATCTTTGCAAGGCCCATGCTTCTCAGATTGATCAGGGTTGGGCACAACCTCGCCTAGCGGTTGTCAGTTCGGTAGATCCTGCGACTTACACTGCCCGGGTTCTGATACAGCCGGAAAATGTGCTTTCTGGCTGGCTGCCGATTGCGGCTTCGTGGGTGGGTGCAGGCTGGGGTGTGGCCTGCCCGCCGGCGAGCGGTGAGCAGGTGATTGTATTGTCTCAGGAGGGAGATTCCGAGCATGGCATCGTTATAGGCCGCTTATGGTCGAACACCGTAGCAACACCGGGTGCGCCCGTTGGCGAGTTCTGGTTAGTCCATCAGAGTGGCAGTTCCTTAAAGCTACGCAATGACGGTTCGATTGAGAGCAATGCCGCAACATGGACACATAGTGGTGACCTGCATGTGACAGGGAATATCTTCGATTCCTACAATTCGTTGGCGGACCTCCGTAAGCATTACAACGAGCACGTTCACGAACCGAGCAATACGCCGCCAACCCCTGCTGATTGAGCAAGCACGGTCAGTCTGCCTGGGTCTGCGATCCATAAACAGCGGAAGAAGATTGACTTGTGGAAGAAGAAACTTCTTTTCTGAAGAAAGAAGCGAGTTACTGTTATTGATTGCAGATTGTTTTAGCTAGGCAGTGGCTCGAATATTGCTGCCTATAAATGAATAAGAGTTATTTAGTTCTTTTCTTGAGAAAAGAGCCACTTTCTTATTTCATTCCGCCAACCTGATTGGCTTTCAATATGGCAGCGGCAGACCTATCGGGCGTTGCGAGGGATCACAGTATGCAGGACGCAGCTTTGTTGTGGGGCGGCGATCTCTCCGCCGGACCGACCGGAGATATCGCTCTCGCGTCGGGCGCCAATTTAGGACAGCAACGAGTCTTGCGTCGTCTCTTGACCAATCCGGGCGATTACATTTGGCACTTGCAGTATGGTGCAGGACTTGCCCAGTTCATCGGCCAGGTATGCAATGTTGCTGCAATAAAATCGACGATTAGAAGCCAGGTATTCATGGAGTCGGCAGTAGCAAGGCTTCCCGAGCCAGAGATCAACGTGCAGGATGCACAAAATGGCAGTGTCTATGTCTATATTCGATATGTCGACTCGGGAACTGGCTCGACTCAGGTGCTGTCATTTTCGGTGAGTGTTTAAAATGATCTTGCCATTGCAGAACTTCACGACGCTGGTTCAGAATATGGCGGCGGGCGTGCAGGGCGGCGCATCGCAGCTGATCGATCTTTCCATAGGGAGCGTTCTGCGTGCCTTGCTTGAGGCGTGTGCTTCCATAGCGCATTGGATGCAATGGCTTATTCTGCAAGTGCTATCGATGACGCGGGCAGCGACTAGCAGCGGGAGCGATCTGGATAGTTGGATGGCTGATTTTTCCTTGACGCGATTGGCTGGCTCACCTGCGGCGGGGTTTGTAACATTTTCCCGCTATACTGTTGGTATCGCCACGACCATTCCCGTGGGTGAGCAGGTTAAGGTGGGCAATGGAACACAAAGTTTTGCTGTCGTGGCATCGCCTAGCAATCCAGCCTGGAATGGCGCCAATGGGTATAGTCAGCCGGCGTTACCGTGCCAGTGCAGGCTCTGCTGCCGGGCAGTGCCGGGAACGTGCAACCGAATGCAGTCCAGCTTATTACGAGCCCGATTCCCGGTGTGGATACAGTAACAAATTCGCTCGCCATGACAGGAGGCATTGATCCCGAAAGCGACGCTGCTTTTCGCTTGAGATTTCAGCTATACATAAATAGCCGGTCTCTAGCGACCGGCACCGCCGTCGCGTATGCGATTGCGTCCGTGCGGCAGGGGCTGCGATATGCCGTGCTGGAAAACGTAGATACGCTCGGGAATCCTTTTCCCGGAAATTTCTGTGTTGTGCTAGATGACGGGACGGGCGATCCGCCGGCAAGCCTGATCAGCGAGGCGGGGGCAGCTATCGAGGCAGTCAGGCCAATTGGCGCGACATACGCCGTGAACAGGCCGGTGGTTGTTGAGGCTAGTGTGGCAATGGCTGTTTCCACCAGCAATCCACTGACGGCCGTGCAGGTTAAAACCCAGATCCAGCAAAATGTTACCGCTTGGATCGCAGGACTGCCAATTGCCGGCACCTTGGCAATCTCCATGATCGAAGCGATTGCACACAATACGGATTCGTCGGTGGTGAGCGTGTCGGAAACGACAATCAATGGCGCGGACCTGAATGTCACAGCACCGGATAATGGTGTGCTGCTCTGTTCAGGCGTGACGGTAAACTAGAATGATCGGCGATATTGCGGATTTTGTAAGGCGGATGCTGGCCGTGCTTCCGAACGGATGGTTCACGAACCCCACAGTTCCGCCGCATCAGCCGACTTATTTGCAAGCTGTGCTTGCTGGATTGGGTACTGCATGGTCGGCAATCTATACGCTCCTCACCAATGTGATGCTACTTGCCCGCCTTGCCACGGTTTATGGTCCCTTTCTGGACATGGCGAGCGTCGATTTCTTCGGTGGGAACTTGCCCCGGCGGCCACAGGAAACGGACCAGGCGTTTCGTCTGCGAATACAGCAGGCGTTGCTGCGGCCTCGAGGAACGCGGTCTGCTCTGATCCTGGTGCTGACGGAACTGACTGGCAAGGCGCCTACCATCTTTGAACCTGCTCGCCCAGCTGATACCGGTGGCTACAACAGTGGCGGTGTCGGCTATTCATGCGCCGGGGGATGGGGAAATCTCGGTTTACGATTTGCAAGCTTTGTTACAGCCAGCCGGACATCTGTTGGAGGAATCGCGAATTTTGCGGGTTACGGCACAGGCGGGTATTCCTATTACGGAGATTTGTCCATGGTGACGGCGCCGGTCACGGATGCAGATATCTTTGCTGCCGTCACAGCCATATTACCCGCGGGCTATATGGCCTGGACCCGCATAGAAGGCTGAGTTTGATCGTCAGTTGGACCGAGAGGGAAAGTTCAGCTGATGTCATCTTGCTCCGCAGCCGGACCAGCTTATCTTGCCGCGTAGCTTTCTCATCGCTTTATATTGCAGATTTGCTGAGTGACGGCGAAGTTTGCAGGAAATGGAAAGGCTTATTAAATGGACAGGCAGATCGTCTATCCCGGCAGCATACCACTTGACACGGATGTGCTGAACGTCGAGCGCAATGTCATGGTGGCGCTCGGCTATCTTGCACAGGTGACACTTGGAACTTCGACTGTTGTGGATGGGCTGGCATGCACGCCAACTTCACCTGCTTCGATGATTATTGCGGTTGGCGCCGGAAGCATCACGCAGTTCGGCGTGGTAGATACAACAGCTTTTGGCTCTCTACCCGCTTTGAACGATCCGCTCGTGCGAATTGCGGTCAATTTGGGAAGCACCCAATTCACGCTTGCGGCGCCGGATGCTCCGGGCCAAACGATCAACTATCTTATCGAGGCTAGTCTGCTTGAGGCTGACGCCAGCCCGATTGTGCTGCCGTATTACAACTCGGCCAATCCCTCGGTTCCGTATAGCGGGCCTGGTAATTCGGGGGCGGCGCAAATGACTCAGCGTCTGCAGAGTGTCCAGCTTCAGGTAAAAGCCGGGGCGGCAGGGCCTAGTGGAACGCAGGTGACTCCAGGAGTCGATTCGGGGTGGGTCGGACTTTATGTTGTTTCTGTCGCTTACGGTGTCACGGAAATTACGGCCGCAAATATTACGACGTATCCAACAGCCCCTTTCCTGACTTGGAAGTTACCTCAGCTCTCGCCGGGTACACGTAATCTCGCTGCCTTTGGGCCGACGACGCAAGGCGGCTGGCAGGTTCCTGCGGGAGTG